TTAAGAAGCACACATTTAAATTTAGAGAAGGCGACAGCGATGAAAAAGGCGGTTGTACTTTTATAGGTGGCACATGGAAAGATATAACAACAGATGACCTCTTCAAAGGTAAGAGAGTTGTAATGTTTAGTTTACCAGGTGCATTTACACCAACATGTTCAAGTGAAGAACTACCAAGTTATGACAGAATGTACAATGAGTTTAAAGAACTAGGCATAGATGATGTTTATTGTGTATCAGTAAATGACGCATTTGTTATGAATGCTTGGGCAAGAGATTTAGAAATACAAAATGTTAAGATGATACCAGATGGTTGTGGTACATTTACGAGTAACATGGGAATGCTGGTCGCTAAACCTAAACAAGGTTTTGGCATGAGGTCTTGGAGATATGCAGCTGTCGTTAATGACGGTGTAGTCGAAAAGATGTTTGAAGAACCAGGTTTTAATAATTTTTCAGATGATGATGACCCTTATGTGGTATCAAAGCCTGAGATTGTAAAGAATTATTTAAATGGGTAATAAAACTCTTATAAATAATAATGAGGCCGAATTATACAGGTCACACGAAAACAACGAACACATATAATACGAAGGAGAATAAATATGGATTTCGAAAGTCTAAAAAAGTCGTCAAGTAACTTTGACGCAATCACAAAAGCACTTGAAACTTCAAGTGAACCACAACAATCCAAATCAAGCAATAAGTATCAAGACGATAGGTTATGGAAACCTGAACTAGATAAAACTGGTAATGGTTATGCCGTACTTCGTTTCTTACCTGCAGCTAATGGTGAAGAAATGCCATGGCAGAGAGTTTGGACTCATGCCTTTCAAGACAAAGGTGGTTGGTTTATTGAGAACTCATTGACAACCCTTAATCAAAAGGATCCTGTTAGTGAAGAAAATACTAGATTGTGGAATACTGGTGTCGATAGCGACAAAGAGATTGCTAGAAAGAGAAAAAGAAAATTATCTTACTATGCAAACATCTATGTAGTATCAGACCCCAAACATCCTGAGAACGAAGGACAGGTTAAACTGTACAAGTTTGGTAAGAAAATCTTTGATAAGATTACTGAAGCCATGCAACCAGCGTTTGAAGACGAACAAGCAATCAACCCATTTGATTTTTGGAAAGGTGCAAACTTTAAACTAAAAATTAGAAAAGTAGATGGCTATTGGAACTACGATAAATCCGAGTTTGAAGGTGTTACCCCTTTGAAAGAGTCAGATGACGAAATCAAAGCAATTTGGGAAAAACAACACCCTCTAAAACCATTTGTTGACCCTAGTAATTTTAAGACCTATGACGAACTCAAAGAGAAACTGAATAGGGTAATTACGGGAACGCAAAGCACAGTAACAGTAGATGAGGTCGACCTCCCACAATCGACATCTACAACCTCTGTGGAAATGCCTAAGGTAAATATGTCAACGCCTGCTAGTGACGAGGACGATACTCTCGATTACTTTAGTAAATTGGCAGACGAAGACTAAACCTTTCTCTCTCTTTACTGAAAGCATTGGCCTCTAGCGAGAAATCGCTAGGGGTTTTCTTATAAATAGTAACATGGCAATTGATATATTTGAACCATTAAAAGATTTACAAGGTAATAAACTAAAAAGTGCTACTTGGTACAGAAACGCTGTATCTCTTATCGCCGATAGAACTAGCCCTAGTCAACTATTTAAATCAGGTAAACTACTTGGTAGACCAAGTGGTGGTCGTATGAGTATGTTCTTCTATGACCCTAAGACAAAGGCAAGAATGCCTTATTACGACACATTCCCATTAGTATTACCATTAGAGCCAATGAAAGGCGGTTTTATTGGTCTTAATTTTCACTATCTACCTTATGGTGCCAGATTTGCATTTTTACAACAATTACAGTCATTATCAAGTAATAACAAATTTGACCAATCAACCAAAATTCAAGCTACATATGACTCAGTAAAGTCTAATAAATATGTAAAGGCAAGTATCAAAAGATATTTGTATTCACAAGTTAGGTCTCAGTTTTTGAGAGTTAATGTAGATGAGATGGCATTAGCAGCCTATCTACCTGTAGCACAGTTTAAAGGCGCTTCAATAGGTTCTGTTTTTGCACAAAGTAGGAAGACATTTTAATGGCAATTTTAAGAGGCGGAAGAAGAATAGGTAATTTTGATATTCGACTAGGTTTACCTAGAGATAGGTCATTGGTTGATGTTGTAAAGGACCCTAGATTACAAAGACAGCCAGGTGGTGCAGGTACAATACAAAGATTTCTTGCACAAGTAAATCAAGGTGAAGGATTTGCTAGAACAAATAGATTTATTGTAAGAATTAATCCACCAGCAAGAGCAAATTTATTTGTTGACGATTATAACATGACGCCAGGTAATAATGACTTAGAAAGTTTAACAACATTAGAAAATGTTGATATGATGTGTAATAAAGTGTCTATGCCTAGTAGAGATGTACAGACAAAACCACATATTATGTATGGACCTAAAAGAGAAATGCCTTACGCTTATGGTTATAGTGGTGAAATTGAATTATCTTTTTATGGTGATAAGTTTTTAAGACAAAGAATGTTTTTTGAAAATTGGCAGAAAAAGATAATGAGTTTAGAGTCACATAATATGAATTATTATGATAACTATGTTGGTTCTATGGACATTATGCAATTAGGTCAGTTTGATTCAAAACAAGATGATGACGCTAGAGTTACATATGCAGTTAGATTGTTTGAAGTTTATCCTCAAACAATTGGTTCTTATGATATGGATTTTGCTACAGATAATTCATTAGTAAATTTGCCTATTACATTAAACTTTAGAACATGGGCTAACTTGACTATTGACCAGATAAATGGTGCAACAGTTGGTAAGTCAGTTGGTGATGTACCAACAATTAAAGCAAGTAAAGATTTTGGTCTGTTTAGTGGTATATTAGGTAAATTACCTCCTGAAATAAGAAGAGCAGGTAGAGATGTACTACAAACAGCAAAAAGAAATCTACCAATTGGTAGAGTTACAGGTGGAAGATTATTTCCACCTTTTGGTTAATATAACAAGGAGAGAATATTATGGCATTGCCTATATTAGAAACAGCGACATATGAGTTGACATTACCATCAAGTGATGTGCAAATCAAGTACAGACCTTTTCTCGTAAAAGAAGAAAAGATTTTGTTAATAGCAATGGAATCCGAAGACGGTGTTCAGATTACCAGAGCGTTAAAAGAAATTGTAAGAACATGTACATTTAATAGTATTAATGTAGATTTACTACCAACATTTGATTTAGAGTATATCTTTTTAAATGTTAGAGCTAAGTCAGTTGGTGAAGTTACTAAATTGAAACTATTATGTCCAGATGATAAAGAAACTTACGCAAATGTAGAGTTAGATTTATCAAAGGTAGAGGTACAAGTAGATGATAAACATAGTAATGAGATATCAATTAGTGATAAAATTAAAATGATTATGAAATATCCTACTATTGATACATTTGACCCCTCTATTGACGCAAGTAAATTAAAAACAAATCAGTTATTTGACATTATTGCAAATACTGTTTATGAAATTTATGATGGTGAGACCGTGCATAAAGCAAGTGATTACAGTAAAGAAGAAATGAATAAATTTATCGAGTCATTAACGAGTGACCATTTTGGTAAGATTCAACAATTCTTCAATACTATGCCACGATTACAACATGAACTTGAAATTGAAAATCCTAAAACTAAAGTGAAGAGTAAGGTAATGTTGAGTGGGCTACAAAGTGTTTTCGTATCGCCCTCTCACATGACAACTTAGAGAATTATTTTCAGGTGAATTTTGCTTTAATGCAACACCATAAATATTCTTTGACTGAACTCGAATATATGATACCTTGGGAGAGGGAAATTTATGTTGATTTATTATTAAATCACTTAAAAGAAGAAAAAGAGAAACAACAAAGAGAGAGAAAGTAAATGTTAGAAGAAGCAAAAACAAATTTTATTGAAAAAGTAAAATGGTTATGGTGGTTTTTAAAAGAAGAATTGCCACAATTTTTATCAAACTGGAGAACTGTTCCTAGAGTTATGATGGCACTTTATGGATTAGTATTCTACAACACTATGACTTGGTTTATGGCATTAGAAAATCCAAACAATGCACAAGCAGGTTTTGTATCTGTAGTTGTAGGTGCTGGCGCTGCCTGGTTTGGTCTATATGTTAACGGCAAATCTTCAAAAATACAAAAGTAAAAGGTAAATAACAAATGGCTGACCAAGATATAATTCAAACTACAGCATTAGCAGTTGTAGAACAACAACAAAAAATTGTAGGTTCTGCTCTTGTTGGTTCTGCTGGAGCCGGTGCGTTAGCTGGAGGAGATTCGCAAAGTCAATTTGATATACTAGAACAGATTAGAGATTTACAGATGAAATCTTTTAGAGGTATACAAGAGGTTGTTAAAAAACTTAGTGACATGTTATCTTTTGATGAAAATTTAGCAAATAGAACAAAAGAAGACGCCAATGAGTTAGCAAAAGAAA